TATCATTTGATGGTAGCAACTATATGAATGGTACTATTACAAGTTATAATTCAGGCACAGGAGCTGTTGTAGTTAACGTAACTTCAGTTACTGGTGCTGGTACTTATTCATCATGGTACTTAGCTTTAGGTGGTTTACAAGGTCCTCCAGGCCCAACTGGTGCTACAGGGGCTACTGGACCGACTGGTGCCACTGGTGCAACTGGAGCTACGGGTGCGACAGGCGCAACTGGTCCTGCTGGACCTACTGGAGCAACAGGTCCCGCTGGTGTACCTGGCGCTAATGGTACAGATGGTGATGATGCTTGGGTTTATATAGGCTGGGCTACTGATGCTTCAGGTACTAATTTCTCATTAAATGATGCTAATGCTGGTAGTATAAAGAGATGTTACATTTCTTTCTTATCAGACTTACCCTCATTAACACCTATACTATCTGACTTCTTAACTGATGGTACACCATTTACAAAAATATGTGGTGAGGATGGTACTAGTGGTACACCTACTGGATCTAACTTTAATTCAGGAGCTGCTAATCCTAGTGGTTCTGGTGTAGTTGGTGATGTGTATTTAAATACAACTAGTGGGTCTTTCTTCTATTGGAATGGTACTAGCTGGACACCTATACCATTTGCTTACACAACTACTGGTTGGGTTACTGGTTCTCCAGTATCTCCATATATACCTGGTACAAGACCTGTTAGATATAGGCAACAAGGTAGTAGTGTTGTGATGCAAGGAGACTTAACTATTAATTTAGGTATAGCTACAGCTGGATTAATAACTACTAATATACCAGTTCTAACTTTAAATACTGGCTACAGACCACTTGTACAACAACATGTACTTATATTTGATAACTTTAGTGGTACCTTTGTAGCTGGGTATGTTACAACTGGGGGACTATTAATATTAAATGGTGCTAAAACACCTATGAGTAACTTAGATCTAAAACTTGATACTATAACCTTTACATTAAACTAATGACTTATACATACGAGGATATACAAGAAATTAGATTAAAAGCACAATGTTGCTTACCAGTATTAACCTATAATATTATTATAGCTGAGAGATCTGGTAATCCATGTGCTACTACTTTAAAACTACAAGCAACTATGTTAGAATATTACATGGATGCTTTAAAAAGATACAGACCATTAGACTATGAATATGAAGTAAATGGTGATGTTATCTACACACAAACTGAGGAAGATGAATGTTTATCTTCTGAAGATCTACAATGGGTAATTGAAGGTGTACGTGGTATATGCCAGTGCTCTTCTTGCCTTGACAGTTCTCAACTTTTAAAAGATATATAATGTTAAACAAAGACTTAAATTTAGCTAGGATCACATTTGAATCCACAGAACTCCCACTACAGAAACCATCTGGTTTTGTTTCAAATCGTGATGTAATTATAGTAGTACCTACAATGAAATCCTATTTCCATAACGGTACCTCTTGGGAAGAAATAAGTGGTATATTTGGTGTGCCTGGTCCTACAGGTAGTACTGGTCCAATGGGCTTACAAGGTCCTAAAGGTGATCCAGGTGATCCTGGAATTCAGGGACTTAAAGGTGATACTGGTGAAAAGGGTGACAAAGGAGATACTGGAGCACAAGGACCTCAGGGTCCACAGGGTATTCCTGGTACAGGTACTGGTGGTACAGGTAATGTTGGTAATACTCGTTGGGTAACTAATGAAGCAGAATTTAGAGCAGCTTTCGCTGACGCTAATATTAGATCTATACACTTAGCTAATAATATTACTTTAACACAACCAGTTACTATAAATCCTAACTATACTAAGATGTTAGAACTTGAGGGTCATGGATTCTCAATCACATCTGCTACAACTATATTTAGCCGTAAGTATGCTAGCTTAACAGCAGCTAACTCTGGTATTGATATGCAGTTTAGAATACGTAATGTAGAGTTTATATCTACATCTAATCGTGGTGCTGACTGTATAGATCTGGAAGCTAACTATGGTGCTCGTATTGAAGGATGTAGATTCTCTAACTTTAGAAGTGCTTTCAAAGGTGGTTGGACAATGGGTACTATAATTGACCAATGTTACTTCTGGGAAAACAATATCAGTATTGAATTAGATTATGCTAGATTTACTGGTGGTTCTAATAGTGCTTCCCAGTCTAATCATAGTATAATTAGGGATTGTAAGTTCAGACATTCTGCAGGTCAGTTTGGTGCTATTAAGGCTACAGCTGTATCTGGGTTAGTTATTGACCATTGTATCTTTGAAGGTGTTCAGGCTGGTCCTCAGTACGAAATATACTTTGATGATAATAGCTCTACAGTTGTAAAAGAATTTACTGTTAAAGGATGTCATATTGAACAAGTACCTTCAGTTGCAGCTGTACACGTAAGATTAAAAGATGGTTATGCTAATATTGATACTGTGTTCTCACAATATGATTGTACCTTAATCAGCTTTGATTCAGCAGCTTATGCTAAGATGATTGTACACAATGTACCATTCTTAACTACTAATACTAAATTTAATAACATCAATGGTGCAGGTCGTTGGTTCTGGGTTAACCCACCAGCTACATTTAATCCTGAAGATGCTACAAAGTGGATTACTACTCCCCCTGTTAATCAAGGTGTAATGAGTTGGAATACTAACGGACAAACTCCTACTATCAGACTTGCTGGTAGAAATATTTAATATATGGCACACTACAAAACATTTTGGGATTTAGAATCCTCACAAGCTTATACTACACATACTGTAGAGCGTTTTGATAATAATACCGAAACTGGTGGTGGTGTATTTAGATGGATATTATCAAACAACACATCAGTTGCTAACGTACCTGGGTTTAGAATTAAACCTACTAGTACTACACTAGGTTACTGGGAACGTATAGTTGATGGTGATACTTGGTCTGTTGATTGGTTTGGATGTATTAATACATCAACCCAAGGTACATTAGCTTCATATGGTTTTACTTCTACAACTGTAAATGCTAGGTGGAATACTATAACTGGTTCTAATACTGTAACTACAGCTGATACGTATGATACTGCTGCTATTAAGTTAGCTTTTAATCTGATGGAGCAGAAGTATATGTACTCTATTTCCTTCTCAAGAAAATCATATTATCTCACCAGTACCTGCTTCTTACCATTACGTACTAATATATCTACAACAGATAGAGAGTATGCATTATTTGTAATAACAGGTAATGCTGCTCAAATGGAAGTACATAGTACAGTAGCTGCTACTGCGTTTGATATGTGGAGTAGGAATATCACTACTAATACTCAAGCTAACTCTGAAGTTAATACTGCCTTTAATATTGATAACTTATCATTTAGAGGAGTAAGTAGCTTACAGAAAGGTATCCATTTAAAAGCTACATATAACTCTATAGTAGATAGTTGTAACTTTACTAACTTATCATCTGGATTACACTTAAGGTTCTGCCTTGGTACTAGAGTAACTAACTGTATTGTACAGAAAATAGCTGCTGTTGGTATAAACGTAGATTGTGGGGATAGTTCTGTTTATGCTGGCGGTTGGACAGGTGGTTCTTATGGATCATCTAACTCACAGTCTAATAGTACTGAAGTCTACAAATGTAGATTCTGGAACGGACATACACCAGCTGCTGTAGCTGTTGCTGTTAATGGTTGCTCTGGTATAGAATTAAATCAATGTATATTTGAGGGAACTACAGGTACATCTGATAGACCTTGGAACTATGCTGTACTATTCCATGCTAGGGGTTCTGGTAACGTTAAAGATTTCACTGTACATAGGTCTCACTTAGAATGTAAGTACAATACATCAGCTATCTATTTAAATTTATCTGGTGGTGGTAAAGCTACTGTTGATGGTATCTATTCTCAATACGATAATACTTTAGTACATGTTGATGATAACTTAACTAATAGTAAAGTTACTATTAGTAATATAGAATCTGTGACATCTAATACAGTATTTAGGGATGATAGGATAGGTTCAGGTGGTAGCGGTGAATCTAGTACATTCTGGTACTTCGATCGTGTAATGTCAATAGACCCTGCAGATTCTTCAAACTGGTTTACTGGAGCATTACCTGGTGGCGTTGTATCAGTTATACAAGCTGCAGGATCATCCCCATCAAACCGCGCATACATATTTAGACCATTTAGCTCAGCTTCATAATGAATACTTATTATATTCCTGAAGGAGATCATTACTCCTCTTTAATTCCAGCAATACCTCAAATACCAACACCCCCAGGATTTCATAATGGGGCTACTTTAATGACTGGTAAATTTAATATAACCAGCTCGTGTAAATATGATTTCTCAAATGTTAAACCCTGTGTAAATGATACTAATAAACTATGTGGTATAGGTTATGGTATATGGCCTAACTCACACCATATTTGGTCTATTAGGATTGGGTGGCGTGTAAATAGTACTGGTAAATTAATACTTAACTTATATGCCTACGTAGATGGTAAAAGGGTAGTAGTTAATGTTGGTACTGGTAGAAGCTTTAACTTTGATACTGAGTACGAGTTCTCAATTAAAAACGACTTATTAAATAAGTTAGCAGTTGTTACTATTAATGGTCTTACAGTTAGTATACCATTCTCTAAAAGCCCTACAGCGGGTTATGTCTTAAAACCATACTTTGGTGGTGATTGTGATGCGCCACAAGATATGTATATTAAATTAGTTTATAATGTATCATGAGCCAAGTTAGTATAGATATGTCTTCATTTCAAGGATTAATATCAAGTGTAATATTTATTACGCTAGCACAGGTTTTTGCTGTTATGTCTTTCTTATCTGTCCTTCAGGGGATATCATACTTCATGGCTATATTAATAGCTGTTGATACCTTAACTGGTAATCCCATTAAAAGTTGGGCTACTAAGTTAATTAAAAAGTTTAAACATGCACGTAACAAAAGTAAGTCAACAGGGCCTAAATCTAATTAAATATTTAGAAGGCTTTAGATCTAAACCATACTTATGTGAGGCAGGTGTGCCTACTATTGGTTATGGCTTTACTAGGTACCCTAATGGTAAAAGAGTTACTTTACAAGATACTCCTATAACAGAGGAGTGGGCTGAGGTAATGCTTTTAAAACTATTAGATCATTATGAAAGTGGTGTAGACTCTTTAACTGTAGATACATTAACTCAGAATCAATTTGATGCTTTAGTATCATTTGCTTTTAATGTTGGTTTAACTAACTATAAGAACTCTACGCTAGCTAGAATGGTTAATAAGAATCCAAATGATCCAGCTATAGCTGCGCAGTTTGGTAGGTGGAAATATGCTGATGGTAAGGTCAGTAGAGTATTATTAAGAAGAAGAAAATTAGAAACAGAATTATATTTTAGGTAATGAAATTAATAAGGTGGTTTAAGAAAACTTTTGAATATCGCGGAAAACCTTCCGCTAGGAAAGTTACTGTCTTTACCGCCTTTGTACAATTTAATGTTGGGTATATCGTCCACCTCTATACTGGGGTAGCCATACAAGAGATCTTCTTGTATATCCTAGCAACTATAATATTATTAGGTTTAGGGTTCTTAACTGCAGAGAACCTAGTAGATATAATTAAAGGTAGATTTGGTGCAGGAGCTACATTTTTTGGAGATTATGAACAAGACATTGATATTAATAAGCGCAATAGGATTAACAATCCTGACCTCATGCAGGACGATCCCAACAAGATGGGAGAAGGTTAATTACGTAAGTAAGGATACTGTAATCTATAATACTTCGTACAAGGATACAACTATCTATATACCAGAGGTTATAGCCTCTATAGATGGTGTAGCGGTTAGTGTGGATTCCTTAGGTAAAGCACAATTAGATGAAGTACAAGTACGTAATGATCGTTCTAAGGTTGAGGTTAAGATAGTTGATGGTAAGCTTACAGCTAAGAGTATATGTGCTGAAGATAGCTTAAAGCTATTATTACAACAAAGGGATACTTACATAACATCTCTAAAGAATAATGATAAAGAGAAAGTAGAAGTTAAGACTGAGAAACCTGTTAAATCTTGGTATAATATATTAGCTTTACTCGGTGCTTTCACTGTTGGATTTGTTGTTTCAAGACTCATGAAAATTTTTTCTAACTGACAATCAACTAATTAGAAAAAAACATTTGGATTTTCAATAATTAGTTATTATCTTTGTAGTAAACAAAATTAAAACCATGAGAAATAGAGAAACAAAACAACAAGTATTGAGGGATTGGCTAATCAGCCACCCAGGACATTTAAAGACTTCTTACGCTAAACTAGCTGATAGATTTAGCTTATCATACGAAGATGTTCGAGATATTATTAAAGAAGTAAAGGACTACTTTAAAAGAGGAGAACTCTTAGATAGAGGTAGTTCAAATTATAATAACTTTATTAGCAGCAACAGAAAAGTTGTAAAAGTAAGATTAGATTCAAATACACCAATACCAGTAGTTAAGTTTAGAACTGGTAATGCTCAAGAGGATAGAGAGTTGAACTTACAACTCCTCAATCAACTACTTCAGATGGGTGTATTTGATGAGCAAAATGATGCTATTAAAGTTGATCTGCAGGAAGAGAAGATTGAACCATTTCTAACGGGCGATAAGAATAACGTATTGGTCATTGGAGATACCCACATACCTTTTGAAAGGAAAGGGTATTTAAAGTTCTGCAGAGAAGTTCAAGAAAGATTTAATTGTGGTACAGTAGTACATATTGGTGATGTAGTTGATAATAACTACTCATCATATCATGAGACTAATCCTGATGGTCATTCAGCTGGTGATGAACTAGCTTTAGCTATCAGTAAATTAAAGTCTTGGTACTATACATTCCCTGAAGCACATGTTTGCTTAGGAAACCACGATCAGATAATTCAACGTAAGGCATTTACCTCAGGTATGTCTAAGCGTTGGATCAAAGGATTAGCAGAGGTACTTGAAGTACCTAATTGGAAATTCGATCTCGAACACCAGATTCAAGGTGTTATCTATACTCATGGTACTGGGACTTCAGGTGATAGGGCCGCTTTTAATAGAGCTTTAAATCGCAGATTATCTGTGGTTAGTGGGCACTTACATACTACAGCGTCTATCACCTGGAACGTCTCTGAGATAGATCGGATATTCGCAATGCAAGTAGGATGTGGTATTGATGATGCGCAATACAGTTTTGATTACGCTAAAGCTTTTAGTAAAAAATCAATTGTATCATGCGGAGTAGTATTAAATGGAAAATTACCTATAGTAGTTCCAATGGAACTATAAATCATTGGATAGGAGATCCCTTTGAATGGGATGATGATCTTTTTTCAGATCCTTATTATAAAAATATAAATGACTACATTAAATCAAATAATATACGACTTAAGAAATATACTAAGAGGAGGGGCTTTAGTAAGTGACGATGATCCAATCAGCGATAGACAGTTGGAATTCTGGGTGCACTCTACTAGAGCCACTCTCATTCGTAGGCAGATCGATAAAGGTCAAACCTTAAGTGAGAATATAATACAATCACTACCATGTGTAGAGGTTGAGCAAGTAGATGCATCTGAGAACCCTGAACTTATATCAGGGTGTTACTTGGTTAAAACTAAGTTACGTGTACCTAAGTTTATTGAATCTGCTGAAGAGGATATGTTACTTAAGGTTAGTACACCTAAATTAGGTTCTATACCTTATTCAATATTTCCTGTAGCAGCTATGCCTTATGTGAACTATAATAAGTTTGGTAAGCATACTGTTAAGGCCTTTTTAAAGGAGGGTTATTTATACTTAATGAATACCCCATTTATTGAACATATAAATATTACTGGAGTATTTGAAGACCCTAAGGAGCTAGCACAATTTAATGATTGTTCTAATGCTCCTTGCTTCACTTCTGATAGTCCCTATCCTATATCTAATCAAATGTTAGATACATTAAAAAGGTTAATCATAGATACTCACTTTAAGTTCTTACAGAAACCTCTTAGTGATAATACTAACAATGCGCAGAATAATTTAGAGGAGCAACAGGCTAAGTAATGAAAGTATTAAGTAGGAAAGGTAAACCAAACAAAGTAGTTTCAGACTACACACTAAATGATGTGTATAAGAACTATATTAAACTTTTTGATTTCCCTAAGACAAGTGGAAAATATTTAGGTAACTCAGAAGTACAACCAGTTAGTAAATCTGTTTTTAGAGCTGTTAACATGCGTTTGTACTCCTTAATGTTTGAAGCTATACTGCTTAAATCTTATACTGTTGTACTCCCATTTAAACTAGGAGAGCTTAGAGTACAGAAGAAGGAAATGCCTATTAGCTTACTTAAGACTAAGGGAAAACTTAAGATGGACTACAAATACTGGAGAGAAACTGGTAAGCTTAAATATCATTTAAATGAGCATAGGAACTATTTTAGATATAAGTTATATTGGGCATTTGCTGATGTATCTAATATCAGATCTTACAGGCTTGAGCCAATTAGACATTGGCATAGAAAACTAGCCAATATATTACAAACAAATCATTCTATAGACTATTTCGAATAATGCAGTTATACAAATACACTTCTTTAAAAGAAGTAATATTAAAAATATATAGGGACTCAGGTGCCGATCGTGATTTAAATATTGATGATCTAGCATACTGGGCCTATGAAGCTTTAGAGGGTGTAGCTTCCCCGCTAGTATATGAGTCTAAGATATACGGTCATAAGGAAGATGAGACATGGGACTTTGATGGGTTTAAAATTAAATTACCTAGTGACTTCCATAAGCTAAGAGCATTATCAGTAGATGGTATTACAGCTATTCCTTCAACTAATACTTACCATGAAATGTTAGATGGTACTTGTTGTGGTTGGGATAGTGTTAGTAGCTCAGCTATAGAAACATACTATGATAACTTTGGTAATGCGTTCTCGCCTTCAGCTGAACCTATTACCCCACCAACAAAGCAAGGATTAGAACCTATCACATTTAACATAACTAATAATCATATTACATTCAATGTTAAGTCTGGTAAAGCTTGTATGGCTTACTGGGCTTTCCCTATTGATGATGAGGGTTTCCCTAAAGTACCAGATGAGTATGTAATCAAACAAGCTGTGTCAGCATACATTTTAGAGCGCTTAGACTGGAGATTATTTAGAAAAGGTATTATCAGTGGTGATGTTTATAAAGTATCATTACGTGAACGTAATTGGGCTATGGCTGCAGCTTACGCTTTAGCTAGAACTCCAGATGAACATCAGATGGAGACTATGAAGAATATATCATTGAAGATGGTTGTCCGTAAGGATGAGTATCTATCAGCATTTAGAAATTTAGGTAAACAAGGACAGAGAGGTAGATATTAATGTTAATACCATTAAAAAATAATTTAGGTGGGAATATGAATCAGGATATTTCTAAGGCTCTGTTAAAACCAGACTTAGTATATAATTCTGAGAATTTCCGTGTAGTTACTACTAATGGTGCTACAACATTATCACGTACTAACATTCGTGGTAATAAGTTTGATTCAGTTATTCCAGATATTAATTCTGTTTCTAAGATAGAAATTAACACTGAGTACTTATCACACTTATCACTTGGTAGTATATATTCTATCGTAGTAAATATTGATGGTACAAATTTACCTGCTTATCAATTTACTTATACTTCCCTAGCTGACTTATTAACTGGATTAACCTCTCATATAAACTCAAGCTTTGGTACTACTGTAGCTACTAGCTATACTGATAGTATTCATATATCCTCATCTGCTGTAACTAATGTATCTATAACTAGCTTTACATTTGTTAGTGGTGGTACTGGTTTAGTTAACTACAATCAGTACTTAACATTACCTAGAGTTGCTGGTGCTAATACTTTAAATTCATGGGTTGCTACTGATAGTGGTGGTGCTGGTATTGCTTATAGTAATCACCCTACATTTGTTAACATAGGGGGTCTAATGCAGTGGGTAGCTAATACTGAAATAAGTAATGGTCCTGCTTCATGGCATGAGGTTACACAAACAATACCTAAGACATTACCAACTGGTAATTACACTATAAATTTAAAGTACAAGACTGGGGCTATACAAAACACTACAGCTTATATATCATTAGATTTAGGTGGGGTTACTCCAATGTCTTATGCTCTTAGTGGTGGTCAAGATTATAGTGGTGTAGCTGGTGCCTCAGTTAGAACAATAACAACACCTATCACCCCTACTAATAATGATATAACTATTAGATTAGATTTCACACCTACTTCAATTACTCCTCCACCTACTACAGCTGCTGTAGTTTGGATTGTTGGTGTAGACTTGTACGGTCCTGGGATGTATAGTCAAATCTTTAATGTTACTAATAACTACATTTCTGGTGTAGCTAGTGCGCAGATAATTGGTTGGGTTACATTAAGAGATGATATTTATTTATTTACAACCTCATGTACAGATCCTGATCCAGGTGGTGTAGATCCAATTAGTAATGGTCAGATATGGAAGTTTACTTATGATAGAACTGCTGACCCCAATGTAAATATAAATTCAACATTAACTCTAATATACAATAGTGAGTTAAATTTTAGTACACAACATCCAATATTAAATCTTGGTAGAGTTGAAGCCAGGTATGAGAATGAAAACATTCAAAAGATATACTGGACGGATAATTTTAATCCTCCTAGATATATTAATGTCGCAGATCCCAATGTAGCTAGTTTAGCTCCCTCACAATTACTTTTAACACCAGCAATTGACTTTGATGTGTTAAACTTAACAGGTATCGTTAAAGGCGGTAATTTGAAGTCAGGGATGTATCAGTATGCATATAGGTTAAAGCGTAACAATGGTGCAGAGACTAGGTTCTCTATGCCATCAATATTAGTACCATTAACAGTACAGGATGAGTCTACCACAAATTGGATAGACTATTATGCTGTAGATGCTGGGGTAACTGTTGATAAATCTATTCAATTAGAAGTATCTAATATAGATACAAACTTTGATAGAATTGAGATAGCCTTCATTTACTATGGTACTAAGAATACAGCACCTGAGATTAAAGTAATTTCAGATAATGTTATTACAGGATCTACAATGACTTTCCTACATACTGGGGAAGAAGATTCTGATTACCCAATTAGTATAGATGAGCTTACAGCTTTCTCAACTAATATTGTTAGAGCTAAAGCTATGGCTACTAAGAACAATATATTATTCCTATCTAATGTTAGGACTAATACTTTTGATGTAGACTATGATTCAAGAGCTTATAGGTTTCCTTTAAACTCTACTACCACTACCTTATATGATGCACAAGGTACACCATACACTTTAACTAAGTCTGGTAATACTTGGCAGATCACTGCTATAAATGGTTCAGCTGTAACACCTTATGATGTACCTGAGACATTTGATGCTATACAAGACTATGGTAATCAATCACCATTAAGTACTAATAACTTATTATACAAACCAGGTTCTGTATCAGCTAGTACCCTAACTAACCTAGGAGGTCAAGGACCAAATGTTAGTTATGAGTTTTCTAGCTTTCCTATATTAGCAGATGAGAAACAAATAGGTAATAGCTTTTCACCAGGATCATATAATGGAGCTCCTTATAGGAATATAATTACAAAGACTAATACTATTATATCATTAGGTGATAGAGATCATACTAATGGTAATTTTTATGATTGTTTTGTTTCACCATTCTATGCACCATTAATGGCTGGCTATCAGCGTGATGAGATGTATAGATTTGCTGTTGTATTCTTTGATGATCTTGGTAATCCTAGCTTCCCTAAATGGATAGCTGATATACGTGTACCACATGTGTACATGCCTAATGGTACAGCTAAACATCAAAGATTCTTAGCATACCCATTAGCTACTTATGATTCTACTAATGTGAAAGCTTATACAAATCAAATGTATTTGAAGTTTTCATTAAGTAATATACCAACTGAAGCTACTGGGTTTCAGATAGTAGTAGTACCTAGGACTGATAATGATAAACATATTGTTGGTCAAGGTGTATTTAACTTTGCTCAGAAAGATTACTCATCAGTAATAAGTGGTACAGCATTTTACTTATCACATGACTCTGCTACAGGTTTAGGTGGTAGTAATTATTACCCAGTTAACCTTAGGTCCGATTCTTTATTATGGCATAATGTAGGATCAATTAAATCTCCAGACTTTGACTTTAGAGGATTCCCAGGATTTCAAACTGGTGATTCAATAGACTTCGTTGGTATCTTGGGTACCAATCAAAATAGCTTTGTTTATGGGCAAGATTGTGGTAATGCTTTAGATGGTAATAACATACCATGTGAAGATGTAGCTTGGATTATAAGTAAATACTACTCACATATAGATACAGCTAATTCTCCTTATTGTATTAAGGATAGTGCAGCTGATGGTCCTATATACCCAGTCCACGAATCATTTCTAGCAGGACATAGTTCAACATTTGGTGCTTATAACCCATCAACATTATTAGTTTATAATACTAATGCTAGAGTAGGTAATTTCTCACCAAGCAATAGTAATACAGGATTTGTAACAAGATATTCAACAGGCTCTAATAGAGCTGCTATTATATTTGGTGGTAATAAACCTACTTCAGGTAACCTTAATGGCTCAGTTGATTTCTTAACAACAACATTCGGTGGTAGAGGATATGCTGACTTAGATAGTTGGACTTCTCAAGGTGGTAGTTCTTTATATAAATATATTGTAAACTACAATAGAACATTGAATGCTCAATACAATGGTAGTTCATATGCTCAGCGTAGTACTAACACATACATACCAGTATCTAACTACTTTAAAGTAACAGGCGTTAATATGCCTAACTTACTTATAGCTGGTGGTGATACTTACACACAAGTCTACGATACTATCATGGATTTTCCAGATTGGAAACGTAGGGTTGGTGATAGTGCAATATCAGTTATGGACCCTAGTGGTGCTGGAGGTGGTGATAATAGTATATTGATTGGAGAAGCTGGTGGTATAACTTTATGTGTACCACTTGAAAGTACTATTAATACTGAACTACGTGGTAAAGATATTTTACCAGCAGCTATACCTAATTACTCTGATCCTTTTGGTCAAGGTAGTAGTGGTGCAGTTGATACTGTAGAATCATTTGAAGCAACAACCTGTGACTTGTTTAGTTGGAATCCCTACTATATGGTTCACGTTGCTAAACCATTAAACTATCAAAACATTAACGAGTATGATACACGGACCTATAAGTCGGAGACTAAAACTAACAGCGAAGATATTGATTCATGGACTACATTCTTACCTGAAGCTTACAAAGACGTGGATAGCAAGTATGGGCCTATTAACAATCTTATTGTATTTAAGGATAAGTTATTCTATTTCCAAGATAGAGGATTTGGTTTATTCCAGGTTAATGCACAACAACTTATACAAGACGCTACCAGTACTTCTGAACTTGTTCTAGGAACTAGTGGTGTACTTGAAAGATATGATTATATATCAACTATTGTAGGCTCTAAGAATCAATCAGGGTTTGCTGTAAGTGATGATTCAATAGTATTCATTGATGTCTTGGGTAGGAAAATATTTAAGTTTAGTGCTCAGGGTACTGAACCATTAAGTGATATCAAAGGACTTAATGCTTTCTTATACAGGAAGCTAGATGGTTTAATACAATCAACTGATAACCCTATAACTGATAATGGTTTTGTTTGTACATACGATCACAGATATAATGAGTTCTTAATATCAATGCTTGATAAGAATGAAGAGGTTGGTACAGGTGATTACTTTACTATAGCTTACAGTGCACTCACAGATGGCTTTACATCCTTCTATTCTTATTACCCAAGATTATACATTAACGATAGATTAAATATCTTTACTGTCCCTGGTAATACTAATAGTGATGGTGGTTATATTTACTTACAAGACTATGGTCAATATGGTAAGTTCTATAACAAGCCAGTTGTAGATAGTAAGGTTAGCTTTATAGTTAATCAGGAATCAGATAAAGAAAAGATACTAACTAACTTTGAATTTGTTACTGAGTCTTATCAGGATATAGGTATATATGATATATATAATCCTATGTCAGTACCAGTACCTTATGATTTCTTTAAATCAATTAGGGTTAGTAATACTTATCAGAATACAGACTACATACTATGTTCTGAAACTGCTAAGCGTAGAAAAACATTATGGAATGTACTAGTACCTGGTAACAGGGTACTTTATAACAATAAGGATATTGTTGATATCTTTGATACATCTAATATCTCTCAAACCAGGTTAGCTTTAACTCAACGTATGAAAGATCGTTGGTTCTTAGTTGATGCTGTATACGATAATAGTAATAACTATAGGTTTGTGGTTACTAACTCAAACTCTTTAGTTATGTTAAATACCAGATAATATGCCAAGAACAAATAGAGCGCGTGTCAGTGGTGACACTTCAAAACCAGTAGAACCTATATATACTAGTGACCCTAATGATCCTAGACTTAAAGCTTATCAGGATAGTTTAAATGTGTATAACGATTTTGTAAAAATAAAAAATTTATTAGATAAAAAATATTCATCTAATGATTTTATTAAAAATAAAGAAGACTATCCTAGAAATCCTGATGGTAGTATTTGTTATGCTTGTATAAAAAAAGAAGCTGAAAGAAAAAAAGCTAAAGAACAATTTCGTACTGGGGATTTAAATCAACTTGTAGATCCTAATATAAACCCCAGCGGTTATATAAATTATTTAAAAGATAATATAGTTTTTGATGAGAGTGTCGCTAAAATACAAGATTATTCCAATGCAAAACCAGTACAACCAGTAGTATACAGAAAACCTGAAACAGGTAATACTAATATAATGGGTGATGCTGTGTTAGGTAGTGGTAATGATTTTAGACATCAACCAGGTGGAGTATTTTACGATCCAGAACCATCTACACCTAAACACCCAACTACACCAACTATGAAAAAAATGCCTATGCGTGGTATGCCTAATACTAATGTTAGTGCTGAACCTATTGGGACTACTCCTAAGAGTACTAAAGGTATGTTACTACCATTATACTTAGATAGTCGTGGTGAATGGGTAGATGCTCCACAAACAGGTCAGAACTATAGCCCAGAACAATTACGTAAGATGGGTTATAGATTTAATGATGGTGTAAAGAATAGGGCTACAATTAATAAGTATGGTGGTGGAGGAATTGTTAAAGAAAAAAGCATGCTTGCTAATCCTGTAGAAAGCATATATGATAAGAAAGGAAATCTTATAGGTATTCAAAATACTGAACAAGGCACATCTGATTATGGCACTATGGAAGATTTAGATGTTAATAATTTGGATAATATAAAAGCTAGATTACAAAAAGAAATATATGCACGTAGATCTTCTTATTTAAGAAATAGTGCAGGACCTACAAATTATCAGTTTATAGAAAATGAGGGATTAGATCGCCAGTTCTTGAATAGACTTAACACTCAGTCTATTTATCCTAAAAAATATGACTTTGGTGGTTTAGTTGACTACTCAACTACTAGAGATGCTAGAGCTAACTCTTTAGCTAGTATGGGTGCAAGAGCATCAAGAGAAAGAAATAGTTCAAAAAATTATAAAACAGGTTTTGGTAATTATTTAGCTGACACTGGTTTAGGTCTGGCAGATACTGCTTTAGCTGTGGTTGGTTTAGACAATGTAATAAATTCTGATACATACTCAACTAAACTTGGTGCTAATCAATTTAATAAGGCAGCACAATTAAGTAGTAAAGTATCTGAGATAGTAGCCCCGCTAGTTCTTAGTGCTGTAGGTGGACCATTAGCTGGTGCTGCATATAGCGCTGGTAGATCTGCTCTTGAGGGAAATGTTAACCCAAACACATTTAAACATGGTGGACAAGCAATGAAAACACAAATTAATATAGAAGGTTCTAGGAAACAAATTGGAACCATACAAGACATGAAGAAGGGAGAACTTAGAGTTGATCTCTTAGGTAATGTATTACAGAATTACGCACCATTTAATCCACACCCAACTAACGGTATGGACCCATCAAGTACAGTTACTGTAAATGAAGGTGATGCTATTATACCTAAAAAGAAATCAGTTGATTTCAAAAACTCTAATAGGAGAGATCGTCAAATGATGATTATGTCTTTGATATCTAAGCAGAAAGCTAAGGAGAGAAAATCAGGTATACCTATGGCTGAAGATGGTTGGGCTAGTACCTCATTAAAAAATTGGACTAGTATATTATCACCAGATCAAATGCAAGCTGATATGGCTAAGGGTACAGGTGGTGGTAATGGATTTAAGTGGAGTTCTTTAGCTTCTAAAGCTCCAGAGATCTTAGGGTTACTTAGTCCTGCAGCTAAGGTTGGTAGAGGGTTGTTTGATAGGGTAGAGAATATAAATGCCTCTGACTATACTGTACCTACTAACTTAAAGCCTAGCTTAATAGATGATAAGGCTAGTCAGATGATGATTAACGATGCTACTAATGCTGGGTTAGCTTCACTTCGTAGAATCAACTCTTCACCAGCTTCGATGGTTAACATGACAGTTAACTCAATGAAACAGAAGTGGGGAGCTAGACAAGAAACAGATAGAGCTAATGCTACATCTATAATGAACACAGATCAGTTTAATCAACAGTCTAGAATATTTAATTCTCAAACAGGATTAAAGATTAGAGATATGAATGATATGAATAAGTCTGCTAAACGTAACATGCTTATGGAAGGTATTAATGACTTTAGTAAGTATGGTAATCAAAAGAGATATGATAATGCTTTCTTTGAAGCCTTACCAATGATGGGTGATAACCCACAGTTTCAGGCATGGTTGAAGAAGAATGGTTATTCAAAATAAGAAGAAGATATGGGAATAAATAGATACGATAAAGCACCAGAATGGAACCCAGGTGTATTACCATATGAGCTGATATTAAAAGCAGCTGATATGACACAACAACGTTGGGATAAAGCTAGGGCAGAATCAGATCAGGAAGTATCTGACATATTTAAGAATGTTAGAACTGTACCTCAAAGTCAAGATGAGTTAGGTAATTTACCAGCTATTAGATCTAAGTATAAGGAGTTACAGAATCAGTTAATTACTGATCCTGATATGAATCCTACTAAATACTCTATGGCTATAAATAACTTTGTATCAGAGAGTAAACCTCTGTTAGATCGTATGACTAGCTTAGCTGATTTATACAAAGCTAACAATACAGCTTTAGCATCTAAGATGATGGACCCTGACTTCAGGGCTGATAATAAGTTGTTACCTTGGTTACAATTTAATCCACAAGATGTAGACTCACGTAGTCAAGATCCTTGGGAAGCTAATATGAATTATAAGTTTACTCAAAACTGGGGTACACATATAGAAGGTAAGTTATTAAACAAATGGGTTGGTAGCGCTATTAATCCACAAGCTATGATAGACCCAACAACTGGAGCATTCACTACAGAGTTCGGTAAGACTATAGCTGACTTAGAAGAGAAAGCTAATACTGGTGCTGTAAACTATATGCAGTCTGAAAACTTTAATGATTTTATCAGTGGTGATAGGGAACTATTAGGTACTGTACCTGATGATGTACTATCGCAATTAGGTGGTAAGACTTACTTTGATGGTAAAGCTATGTATGAGTTAACTCCCTACGAACAAGCTAAAGCTATGATTATGCTTACAGGTGCTGAGCAAATAAATAGTAAGGTTAACATAGCTAAAGGATTAGCTAGTTCTAGTGATGGTAAAACTGATAAACCACAAATGCAAGCTCCTGTTAATGCTTATGTTGCTTCTGACCAAGTTACTCCTAAAGACTTTGCTGCATTCAATGGGTTACAATTACAAGCTAATGGTACAGTAATTGTTGATGCTACAGATCAAGGTATAACACAATTTGGTAATAGGGGATTAACTAATGAGCAAGAAGTTAAAGAAGCTAATTACAATACTGTACAAGAAGAGAATATGGCTAAGCTTGGTTTAAGTGCCCCTATAAAAACTATGTATACTTTAAGTGAGAAACTTAAACAAGCTAGAATACAAAATAGAGCATTCCACTTATTCGATGATAATAACTATAGTGTAGAGAAGCGTAACTTCTTTAGTTCTATATTAGACTTACCTTCTGGTATGACTGATAAAAACTTTACAGAATTCTATGTAAACATGACTAAGGAATATAAAGCTGCTACAGATGAGTTAGCTGCTAGTGTAGCTAATCTTGATACATCATCGCCTGAATGGTTAGCTATACAAAATGCTGCATTAGAGATGGGTGAAGTTATTACTAAGCCTAGTGATGTTGTAGCTTTAAATAATAAGTTATTAAAAGCTCAATTAGATAAATCTGCTAAGATGACTGAAGAAGAAATGATTCAGGAAGTTAGAAGCAAGATGGGTTATAAGATAATGAATTCTGGTGAAGCTCCATTTAGAGTAGCTACAGGAGAAAAGAATGTAGTTAGTGTAGATGATAAGAGATTCATTAAGGGTTATATTACATTCGGACCAACAGTTACAGATGATGGTAAAGAAGTATTATCTGCAGAAGAAAACTTTGTAAACTACATGGAAAGAGTAGCTCCAGATATGTTTGATATGTCACCATTAGATAGTGGTACTTACGGTTCCTTTGGAGAATTCTGGGAAGATATAGGTAGTAAGATAATGAAAGTTAATCCTGGAACTAGGGGTGGTAGTTCATTTAGTTTACAATACTATTTACCTGAACAGATTAATACTCCTATAAAAGCTCAAAGCTTTAATAGGCAAGCTGCTGGTGTTGGTTCTACATATGATGCTAATCAGGATGCTTGGAATAGTCAATACCCAGAAGTACTTATGCAGTTAAATGAGACTAGGGTAGCTGACAACATAGCTAAAACTAAAGGTGCTGCTACAGCAATTAGTTTAACTATGCAGAATGTATTGAATAACAAGCGTACTCCTAAAGCAGTATCTAATGTATTGTTACCTTTGTTAAAGCAATACAAAGAGTCTAATGATTACAAAGGACTTGCTAGATTGAATATATTAATACGTGAGGGTATAGCCTCTGGATGGCCTGCAGAAATTGTAGATGGTATATCTGGAAACCCCACTCAACCTCAGGGACAGCAGGGCAATCCACTGGGGGGAATACGATAAGAGATAAGTTCAAGTCTGCCCTAACAGTTCCAGAAGGAACTAATAATAACTATGCTGCAGTTAATCCTAACAGTAGTGCTCGTGGAAAATACCAAGTATTATGGAAAGCGCATTCTGATGCTATAGCTAAAATAACTGGTGTAAAGAAGGAGGAAGATTATTTGAAAAATAATGTAGCTCAGGAACAATATATGGATTACTTATTCGATTCATATAGTAAGAATGTACCAACATTAAAATCTAAGTTTCCTGGAGCTAGTGATGAAGTCTATATGGCTATGGAACACTTCTTAGGATTTCCTGATACTAACTTATACCTACAAGCTTATCAAAGCGCTAAGCGTAATAACTTAGGAGACATTGAAGCACATAGTACAGCACAACAAGCTTTAAATCAAGCTTATTTAAAACGGTATGGTAAAGTTTATAAGAACTCTACTGTATTAGATTACCTAACACAATTCGCAAACACATTCAATAAATGAGACCAGAAGTATTAAAATACTTATTAACAGGACAAACGCAGACAGGTGTAAATAATACACTTGATGCAATGCAAGCAACTAACAATGTACCGTATTATTCAGGACCTTCACCTGAAGGATTTACTACAGACCCAGGTTTAATTCAAGATAGCTGGTCACAGGATAATACTCTCAATACATTCTTAAATGCTATGGCTAGTATAAATACTGGATCATCAAAAACTCAACTGCGTAATCTTAACTACAACAAGATGAAGCAGATGGAGGAGATTTATGATTTACAGGATCGTATGCAGAAGGCTTCTGAGAATAATGATTTAGTAACAGCTGCTTCATTACAAGATGAGTTAAGTAGAGCTAAACAAAAAGCTCAAGAGTTTGACCAGGAAACTGCTACGAAAACTATGGAGCTAGAAGAGGATATTAAATACGGTTCTGGTTTAACTGGTTTAATTGCTGGGGGTGAAGAAGATATAGCTCGTAGAAATAAGGATATAGATTTAGAGTTTAAATTACTCTCTGATATGTTCCAGCGTGATGCTAACACTTCAGCATTCAATGCTTTTAAGTATGAGTTTGGTAAAGACTTTGGTAGCTCCTTTGGTACTTTAGGTGCTACAGTTGCTGCTGCATTTACTCCTAAACTTATTAAGGCTGCTATAGCTAGATTAGTTACAGCTGAAGCTGCTGGTTCTATGGCTCCTGGTATAGGTAATGCTGTAGCTGCTGGTGCTACGTTAGCTGTGTTAGCTGGTGATCTGGCTGTACAATGGAAAGCTCGTGTACAAGAGACTGAGGCTGAAGAGAATGATGCATACGAGGAAGCTGTTTCTTTACTTACCCAAGATTACATGCTCAAGAATAATATCCAGGATATGGCTGAGCTTGAAGATCCTAAACACCAAAGAGAGTTAAATAAACTTTCAATGAAAGCCCATGAAGAATTAGAAGGTTTGCGAACTAAGAACATGGGATTAATGTTTGGTGATGTATTACAATCTATACTTGCTGTTACACCTTTTACTAAGGTAGGTAACATAGCTTTGGGTACTAATCGTTGGATGCGTACTGGATTAAAGATTGGTGCCTTGACCTTGAATACCAATATGGAAATGAACGAGGAGGGTAGTCAATGGTTATTCACTAGACAATATTTAGATAAGGTATTAGGTAAGGACACAACAGGATTAAAGGATACTACTAACTATAAAGATGATAGCTTCTTAGGTTTACTTAGTCAAGCTTCCCAGTTAGCAAGTGATAGATTTGAAGTAGAGAAGGCTATCTTTGGTAATGGTAACTCTTCATTGTATACTAACAGCGAGTTTATATCAGCTGTAAATGCTGGTGCTCTTGCTGCTGGTCCTATGATGACTTTACCACAAGCTGCTAGTATTATTAGCGATCACTATGGATATGCTAAAGCTAAATCGTATTTAGGTAGAGCTGCTAAAGAGCAAGCTAATGGTGAGTACTTAAGATTTAAGTATGACACTTATGCTAAGTATATTGATAATGATAAAGAGGATTACTTCATAGATTCTATTAGATCATTATCTAAAATCGAAGGTAGTAATATTACCCCAGCAGATGCTGAGAAAGAAGTATTAAGATTTAAGAAAGCTAAGGCAGAGTTTAATAAGATAGATGATACACAATATATTTTCAATCTTATTGAGAAGTATGACTTTAGAGGTATTAGTAAAGATGATCGTAAGAGAGCTATTAAGAATAGCTTAATGATTGGTGAGTATACTGAGCAGATAGCTGATTTATTCTCACTTAAGAATGATGAGATTAATCCTTACAGAGCTATCATAGATGAGCCTACTGATAATGAGGCTAGAACTAAATTACTAAGTAAAAGAAAAAAGTTATTTGATTCATTATTAGATCCTGAAAAGGCTAAGAATTTAAATCTTAATGAGATCTATGATGATCTTGATATTCCAATTATACTTAAAGAGAGAGCTATAGCTAGACTCTTAAAAGAGAATGAGCGTATAGCTTCAGGAGAATTCAGTAAAGAAACTAGAGAGAATAATAAGCTAGCTAGATTAGGTACTGAAGCTCAGAAGTCTGGTTTGTCTTATAAGTATGGAGACCAATATGTTAAGAATTCTAACATGGTTGGTATGGATAATAGTGTTAAAGGTGAGAAGGAATATATCGAGTTCTTAGAAGATCTCGAAGAAACCTCATTGCTTAGAGACACTGATAAAAGAAGTAACGTACAACGTATGTTAGATCTTGAGGTACTACCTCAGGAGATATTAGCATATGCTGAACAAGTTAAAGCTCCTATAACTAAAGAGCAGAATGATGAGATAGTAAAACGTATAGGATTAAAAGCTTCAGAAGTATTTAATAAAGCTTCAGAGGTTGAAGATTCTCTTGGGGATAAGAATAAGATAACTACCATTGATGAGTTAAACGATTTAATGGATAGTGCTTATATTGAAGATCCTGATTACTATCAGAAGCTTAAAGCTTTACGTGAAGAGTATACTGATGCGTTAAAGCTACAAGATAGGTTACAAGAAGCTAATTTAATTAGAGAACCTAAAGGTATATCCACTTCAAAGGTAGATAAAGAAATCACATTCGTATGGGATCGTTTCTTAAAAGAAATGGTTGGTGAAGTTGATAAAGCTAATACTGATAGTGATTACTTAGATGATTCTGTAATAGCTGCTTTAGAAAAGAAACTTAAATGGCTTAAGGAAGTATTAATAGAAGAGAAACAATTATATACTAATCCTGATAAAAAGATATCAGTGGAGTTAAAGAATGCTATTGAGCAACTTGAACAAGACTTAGCTAACGCTAGAAAAGCTATTAGAGCTAGACTTGCTGATAAGGAATTAGCTCAAGAAGAATCTTATACCATAGCTACTACGAATACATTAATACCTATGGGTATTACGTATACACCTAGTACTGATAAAGATGCGGTTGTAAAATTCAATTTACCTTTAACTGATGCTATTAAAGACGCTTTAAAAATATTCATTGATAGTGTATTAGTACAAGATGCTACTGGTAAATATTACTTACATCACAGCTATGCTATAGCTATGAATGAGTTTGTTTATAGCTCAATGACAGATCCTAATGACCCAGTTAAATATTGGAATCAGCTAATTGATTTTAGAAATGCTAAGATTGATGATCTGTATTTATATTGTAAAACTAAGTTTGAGGATTTAAATTTATATGGTACTCCTTTTCATTTAGATAAAGCATTACTAGCTAAAGATCCTGAAACATTCTTAACTCAATATTTACTTTCTGTTTATAGAAGTACCTTCTTGGATATATCACATCCAATTAGTCAGTATATAAACACTAAGGATATAACTATTATAAATAAAGCTTCTGATGATTCTTTAATCAATCCTGAAGATGGTACTGAGAGTACACAACAGATAGCTGACTTACGTAATCTTTTCTACATGTTAAATGTAGTTAAGAACATACCTGGTAATTATAATAATCCTGCAGTTAATACTAAGGATATGTTATTGAGTGAGGTAAACTTATTCTCTACTATCACAGAATATATACCAACCAAACAACAACTTGTAACATTACGAGAGTTAGTTAATTGGTATAAAGGTAATCCATTAACTGGTCCTGTAGCTGTTGTACTTGGTTATGCTGGTAGTGGTAAGACACAAGTTGTTACTAAGTTATTACTTAAACTATTAAATATTGATAGTACTAAGATAGTATCATTAGCTCCAA